AAACACTCTGTACCCCTCTGTGTTTTTGAATTGTAGGGAACGGTCTGGTAATCCAACTTGTTCCCTTACAACTCTGGGTTTAGATTTCTTGGTCATCTTTCTTATTCATAATATAAGTGCCAAGACTCATAAACCCAATCCCAGCGACTGCGAGGATGGAAAGAGTAGTGAGAGAGGCGTCACCATCAACAGCACCAGCCGCAAGAATACTGAATATAAATCCAATCAAAAAATAAAACATAATATACCTATAAATTTAAATGTTAATAATATATGTTATCATAATAACATATTCTAATTAAATGTCAACCCCTATGCAGATTTTTTATAATCTTTGTGTTTAACATTTAAAAAATTGTCATCCCAATCAAATGCCTCTTGTACTACTTGTTTTGATAATCCTTTATATTTTTGATGTAATCTCTTATCCTTTGCAAGTATTAAAACTTCTGCTTCTCCTTGTTGTAATCCTTCTAACATTTGGACAAACATTGTTTCACATTTAACTTGTTTTAGTTTATCATTTCCACCTCTTATAAAGTGAAATAATTTACTAGCTTCTTGTTCCAACCTTGTATGTTCAGTTCCTTCTGGTGCTTCATTTTTAATAAATGGTACATCACCGTCTGGTAATCTCCATACAATTTTAGGGTCAAAACTAGATTTCAAAATCATTTTCAATCCATCACTTCTGTATTTTCTTAATACTTCTATTTTTTTATCTTTTACTTTTGCATTATTGACCATTGTTAATACTTCGTGTATTAAAGGTCTTACAACATCATATGCCATTAAAAATCTCCTAGTTTTTCAGTTAGTTCTTTTAGTCTATGTTTCATAAAATAAGGTAATATTTTACTCCTATCACTTTGAGTAATTTTATCTACCCACATATTATATATAAGTTCCCCCAACTCATTTGGTATACTATCAAAGTCTATCAATGTTTTGTTTCTTTGATAGTTTCTTTTTATCTCACCGTCTGGAATACCATTCTCTTTCCATTCTGTTAATTTCTTTTTCGTTATAGGTCTTTGTCTTAATTCATCTACAAAGACAGTATCTTGTGATAAAACATTTGGAACACCATCACCTTTATCACCTCTTATAATATGTTCAAACTTATATTGTTCTGGGTTGTCATCAACCACAAATTTTTTTAAAGTCGGTGAATATTGTTTTACATTATTCTTTTCGTGTAATTGTATGAAGTCTTTATCTCCAGATATAATTAATATATCCTCATATAAATTTGGTGTAGAAGAAATCCTATTTGATATTATCGCAATAATATCATCAGCTTCTGCACCTTCAATTTTTAAAACTTTATAAGGGAAATTTTCTTCTAACTCATTTTGAATCTTAGTTAGTATATCAAATAATTCATTCCAATTTAAACTACTTTCACTTCTTGCTTTTTTACGATTTTGTTTGTAATAAGGAAAGTAATCTTTTCTCCAACAATGTCTGTCATCATAACAAAGTACCAATTCACCAAAATCTTTACTGAATTTTGTTTTATATGACCTTAAAGAATTTAGTACCATATGTCTTACCAAATCTTCACTCAAAGGTTCATCTTTTATCTGTATCATCAAATTACTAATTGTAACTTGATTCATATCAACTAATATCATTTATTCTTTTTTTTGTCCAAAGCTTTTAAAAACTTAGGTATCAATTCCATTTTAAATATTGTGTTAGTATTACCCTTTTTATCTTTTTCTTGAACCATAAACTTATCAACTAAAGGTTGCATTTCGTGTTGAATATCTAAATCTCTATAAATAGAACTCTTGATTGATTCAATAACAAAAGATAAATCTTTTATAAATGTTGGGTTATTAACTTTCAATCCATTATCATTTAAAGCGTGTACTAATTGTACTATCAAGGCTTCAGTAAGTGTATCTGCAAAAGACATATCTTCATTAAGTCTTAACAAATTTTCGTCTGGCTTAATCACTTTTCTTTTACCCTTAAATCTTTTAGGAAATGTAATTATGTTATCGTTTTTATTTTCCATAATAATATTTATGTCCAAAAGTTCATTAAACCAACAACTGATATAATAAACCCAACAGAGTTTAATAGTATGATAGAACCGTCTTTCCAATAATATCCAACACTAACCCATACAACACTACCAATGGTCATAAAGTATAGGTTTAGTGGATAGATATTAAAAGATGTAAAACATAAGCCTGTCAACAATAGGATAGAACCAAACCATTTTAGACCTCTAACATCTTTTCTTTTTCTATTTTTCTTATACATCTTCTTGTACTCGCAGCCTTCTCTTTTCTTTTTCTTTCACTTCTAGTTTCAAAAAATTCTCTTTTGCGAAGTTCATTGAACATATCTTCTTTTTGTAATTTCTTTTTAAGTTTTCTGATTGCCTTATCTACATTACCATTTTCTACTGCAACAGCAGTACCAGGCAATCTTTTCTCTGGAAATCTTTTCTTTTTATTAAATTTATGAACTTGTTTGAATCGCATACATATCCTCTATTAATTGATTAGTAACTTCTGCCTCATATTGGTCTACGCCAGTAAGAAATGCATTTATATCTGTTATTGATAGTTTTGTAATATCCGAAACATCTGCACACTTCATAACATAGTCTACAATGTGATTAGGAATATCTTCGTGTGTATTATAAAAATAAATCATATTCACCTATATTGTTAAGTTTTATATCGTCTAATTTCACTCTCTACCATTTCTGCATAATGTCTAATATAATCTTTTCCAAAATCATTAATTCCGTGTGTTTCAGAATCATTAACTTTAGACCACATCATTTTAACAATATCTTCAAGGTTTTCAAGTGCAAGTTGTTTATTAGTTTTGATTGGTTTTAAATCTTTCAAACTTAAATTAATTCCAACTTTTTCTAAATTATCCATAATTACATCTTACCATAAAAATTAATATTGTCAACCCCATTTAAATTATTTTTCCTTTATATTACCTCTTTTAAATTAAACTTACTTGTAAGAATATCTCTTACTCTTTCTCTGTCAAGACTATCACCATAAAATGGCAAAGAATCATCACTTGAAACATAGTCAATAGTTGCAGTAGTGATATTATCTCTAGTTGCACCCATATCATAGATACCATTTTTACCATAAAAATCATAAACATAACTTACAAATTCATTCATTCTTTTTGCAAATTTTAAACTCTTAATAATATCTTTTTGTTTCATTTTATATCCTTTCTTAAATTAATTCCAGCTTGGTAATGTATAATTTGCCCAATAATCGTTCCAGACATATCTTGCAAGCCATTCTGTTTCATTTTCACTCCAAATGTTATTACACTTTTTCTTTGCAATAACAACAAACTCTTCAAATTCTTCACAGTTTGCGATATCATTTTCATCTACATTATCATAAAATCTCTCTACAAGATTTGTCATATGGTTATCAGTTATATTTGCGATTGTCATATTTTTCTCTTTCTTTCTTGATTATATTATTATTATACTTTGTTTTAAGAACAATGTCAAGTCTTTTTTTAAATTATTTTGTTAATTTTCTTTGTTTTCTTCTTTGTTGTTCGTTCCAAACTTCTTCTTGAACTTGTAAAGAAGGCCACTCGTGGTCATCTTCTATTGTATCATTAACCCACGCTAACAAATCATTTGCTAACTTTTTTGCTTCTGTTTTACTAAGATTAACAACATTCAATTTATCATCAGATTGCATCCAATCAGTCTTTGGATTTCTTATAGTTAATACACTCAGTCTTGCACCACCAAAACCAGAAAACTGTCTTAAACTTATTGTTTTTTTATTTGAAGATTTAACTCTTTTACCCATTTTTTTGTCCTTTCTTTCTTGACTTTATGTATCTATTGTACCTTGTTTTGAGAACAATGTCAAGTAAAAAAGTTAAAAAAATGAAAAAAAGATATGAATTAAATCAATGACTTACGAAGATATGTTATATTTTCTGTAATCATTGTGGTTTCCATACCAATGAACTTCGGTATGAATCTTGTTTTTATTGGATTTTATAATGTGTTTTTCCCACCAATCTGGTTCTTTTACAGTACAATGTGCATTTTCACCGTTTGGTAGTATTGCTTGTGCAAGTCTAGTGCAAATCGCAAGATATACAAATTTGTTTGCCTTACTGTATATCTCATCAAGTATTTTAGGTACTATCTCTTCTGGTATATGTTCTAAAACATCTGTTGATATAACACCGTCAAACTTATCCTCTGGTATGTTTTCGTGTTCTGGAAAGCCTGGGTCGTACATATAGATGTTTTCATCATTTATATGAAATAAGATGTTAAGGTGTGAATCTGTGTATTGACTACCCTTTCCACAACCATAATCTAATACTGTTTGAGAATGTGTTATCAAAACAATATTTGCAATGTTTGGGGTTTCTTTGAATAAACTAACACCTTGATAGGTTTTTTTATCTTCGTGCATTGACCTATACAAGTCAATATAATGTTGTTCAATGTCCATTATGTAACCTCATAAAATATTCTGCATCAATTAAAACTAATGGTTTTTGATTGTTTCTTTTTATAACAACAATCGGTTCATATTTACCAGCATTATCACACGCCTGTTTATATGATTCCCATATATTTAATTTTTCTTGATTTTTACATTCAATGGAATATGGAAACTTTTCTCTTGCAGCTCTTGCCATAATTAAATCTTCACCACCAGCACCCATTGAACGACTTTCAATATCCTCTTCGTGTATATTCAATTTTTCTATGAGTTGTTCCCTAACCCATTTCTGTAATCTTCTACCTTTTGATTTTTTACTCTGTGTCTTCATCTACATTATCTTCATCAAGTTCTTCACCACAAAAAGGACAATGTTTTACTTGATAGTATTCATCGTCCATATTATGATTTATTTTAAATTCTGCTTCACAATAATCGCAATAAATTGTTTTTCCAGGCATTACTGAATCTCACAAGAACCAGCAGAACACGCAAGTTCTTGTGAACCTACTGTCATATCAGATCTTTCATACTCTGATAACTTATTCCAATCAACACTAGTAGGCATTTTATTCAACAAATCTTTATATTCCTTTTCATTACAATCTTGATAAGGTGCTTGTTTATATGTATGTTCACTATATGGTAAGAAACTAACTCCACTCATTAAGTCAAAATTCTTATATACCCAAGCTCCAACATCAATCCATTCTTCTTCTTTTACAGAAATAGTAACTGACGGTTTGTGTTCACACCAATGTACTTGATATGTTTTCCAAAGTTCTAGTTGTTCAATCGCAGTTAAATCTTGTCTGAATACTGCATCTGGACTACATTTTATTGGAAATGAAAACACAGTTGTATCATTTGGTTTCATAACATCATCTTCATTAGGAAAACCTTCTTCTACCATCATCTTTGTAAGTGGGTCTTTCTTATCACCTCTTACAGTTCTAATATAATAAGGATTGTGTCTAGCGTGAATACCACTTGCACTATCTACAAGTTGTGAAACAGTTCCAGACGGTTTTACACAAGTAATCGCAGCTGAGTGATTAATCTTTAATTTCTTAGACCAATCTTTGTTAGTATCTACTGACATTTGTTTAAGATTCTTTAACAATAAATCTAAACCATTTAGTTTACCAGCTGTCCATTTATTATCCATAATACCAGTAAGTGATACACCAAGTAATCTTTCTTCAACACAATTCTTTTTCCAATCTTTACTTACATATTTAAAATTAGTTAGTGTAGACTGAAATGTTCCAAGTATTGTTGCAAGTTTTACTTTTCTTAGTAATGTATCTTCTGTATCGTTTGGTCTGACAACAACTTCAGATAAGTTACAAAATTCTCTACTTCGTAAAATTATTTCTGAACAAGGATTTGTTCCAAAATCATATCCAACATCTCTTCTTTCATTCTTCTCTGCAATTCTCTTTGCAGATTCTCTGTTGAATATTCCTCGTTCACCAGACTTAGAATCATAAAGTGCTTTCCATTCGTCCATAAAAATGCCTATGTCTGGTTTCTCAGTATAACAAGCAGAGTTATTCGCAAGTGCTCTTTGACCATTATCAATCCACCATTGACCAGACTTTGCAACTCTCATTCTATCGTCAGAAAGATTAGATAAACTAATTAATGCACTTCTTCTAACACCACCAACAACAACAATCTCTGCTGTTTTACAAACAATATCGTGACATTCAATAGAACTTAATTTTCTTCCGTGTGCATTTTGAAATATTTCTGTTGTGAATTCAAATAATCTATGTAATGGTTCAGGCCCAGATGCACGACCACCAAAAGTTTTTAGTGGAGCACCAGCTGGTCTTACTTTAGTTAAATCCCATTTAGGTATTTGTCCGTGATATAACATTGCAACAAGTTCTTTAAATGCTTTTGCCCAACCCATTTTACTGTCTTGAACAACAATAGTTGTATCACTAGGGTGAAACTCTTCTGCAACTGTTGGTAGATTACCAACAAATTGTCTTTCAACTGAGAATCCTACCCCAGTTCCATTCATCAATACATATAGTATTTCGTCAAATGCTTGTGGTCTATCAACTGCAACATAACTACAATTATAAC